TCTAAATTAATTTCTAAATCCTTTAAATCATCTTCAATATAGAAATCAACTATTACGTAGTGACCTATCATTTCATTAATGAAACGACGTAATTCGCGTTCCATAAGTTTGTCAACATAGTCTCTTATGAAATTTGTCAAATTCAGCCCTTGACAAACCGGATATGGAGGAGCACCAATGTCCGATTTTAAAGACACAACCTCATTGCCCAAATCTAAAAGAGGATAGATACTAAAAAAATTTTTCTTTGGTAAATATTTAATCCTCGTTTTAATCGTTCTCCAATATTTAGCCGCGTATTCCTGCGTTACTTCAACAATCTTTTTTTGCCCTTTTTCTCGTACTGTCTTGTAAATTCTCCTCCCCTCTCTGGCAGCCTCATAGTATTTCTTCCACGCAAAATATGCGCGCATCGGGTCGTTTTTTAAAGCTCCTAGACCCAATTCCTCTCTTGTAGCAATAACTGCATCACCATAATAACTTTCGGCTTTGTTAAAAAATTCCTCATTTAATTCAATTCTATAAGTAAAACTTTTTTCTATCCTATCATAATCAATAACTATTCTAATCGGATTAAAAATAAATTGAAATTTACTGAGAAAATTTTTATATGGTTCTATATTAAAATCTTTATAAAGTTGAATCGCTCTCAACAAGAGTGTTCTAAGAAATTCGCTTGACAAATCAAATAAAAACATTCTCTCAAATATTTCAACGTATTCTTTTTCAACTGAGAGTATAAAATATTCAATGTCATCTGTTGTAACACCATACCTAAGCCCAAGAATAAATTCCTCAACTAAATGTTCTTTTTTCTGAAATGCGTAATTGCACTGTTTAGTAAACCACTCTAACTGTGTGACAAAGTTTTGACTCGAATCTAAAGCATCTCGTAACTCTGCAACTATCTCTTCTTGTGAAAGAATCGTAGGAGATTTTCTTTCAAACACTTTCTACATCACCGATTAAAGTACGAACAACATTTCGAGTATAATCATTAGTAGTATCTAAAACTTTTTTTCTAACATCGGGAAATGTAGCATCATCAAAATATTGCTCTAAAAAACTTAAAAGAATAGCCTGCATTCTTTTATTCGAAGTCTCAATGATATGAATCATTGTATCAACGTCAATCCCCTTTATAAAAATAACTTGGTCTCTCATCCTAATCCTCCTGCATCAAGTCTAGTAAAATCCGATTTAGTTTTGGAACACCTCGAAGTGTTTTTCGTTCTATACGCATCTTTTTTTCATCTACAAAAACATATTTTGTTTTTTCCAACATGGACAAAATTTCATCAGAAAACTTTATTTGTACTACACAATCACCTTTAAAATATTCACCCCCTGTAATCCATTTTGGTAGGTCAGCATAGCCCCAGGTAATATGCCCACTTATCGTAATAAAATCATACGTATATAAATACCCATAACCAGAACATGTCGGGCAAAACGGATCAAGCGCAGTGCCTGTTACGGGATTTATCCCACAAGTTGAACATACAGTACCAGAAACTGTCACTTGAAAAATAACAGGTCTTCCGATAGCGTTCCGAATGCCATCAATAATCTCAACAGTATTAGACGGAAATGTAATTAATTCCATACTTTATCAAATAATGGCAGAAAGTGCTCTTTTACAATAAAATCCCAACTATACTGCGGTTGACTAAATTTTTCCAAAGTTTTCATCGAAAGTTCATTGTAAAGCGCCCTATTTTTATAAATCAGATTTAATTTTTCTGCAAAATCTTCAACTGATATAATTCCATGTCTAACGCTCATATCCCTGCCAAAAATCCACTCAGAAACTTTAATCAGTAACCCGCAATCGTCAAATAACTCCTTGCAAGATGTATGATTCGGTACAATCTGTGGAGCACCAGTCATTGCGTGTTCAAAATTTACCAAACCCCAACCTTCACCTTCACAAGTATTTACACCAACATCACAAGCATTATAAAGTAAATTTAATGCCGATAAAGGAATTTGTGGTAATTGCTTTCCACTCTCTGTCATGATAACCCGTTCACTTAAATCTAGTGTGTTCACAAGGTCATCAATAAACCAACCGCTATCTTTCCTCCCACAATGTAAAAATAATTTTACATTTTTCGGCTTGTCCTCTACAAAATATTTAAATCCTAACAAGGTTAAATCAATTCTCTTTCTAGGCTGATTCCGATTAGCGTTTAAAACAATAAAAGAGTCATCATCTATCTCCGGTACAGACTGAAACAACAATTTTTTCGCGTTATTTCTGTCATCAAAAAGCCGATAAAAAATGTCTCTATCAACACCGTGCGGAATTACAACCGAATTAACACCGATGTTATTTAAACTTTCGTGGGCAAAATTTGTGTAAACACACAACTGACTAACAACATCAAACTCGTTGAAAAACCGCTTAGGTATATCGTAGCCATCAATTGGGGTATAAATAACTATGGGCGGTATTCTCGATAAGTTTAAACTCTTTATTTTCTTTAAGTATAAATCAACAATCGCAATGTCATTTAAAATAAAAATTCCACTAAAACTAGATAAATTAAATTGTTCTAATCTTGTAATACCATAAATATCACCACCAAGAACAGCAGGATAAATTTTCCAATCATACTCATGCGGATCACCAAAATAATTGATAGCTAAATGGTGAACTTCATATTCTTTTTTAGGTAATCGTTTTATAATGTTATGTAGAACAGTAGAAAATCCAGTGTATACAACACCATCCCCAATAAACAATACTTTTTTCTTCATCTTTAACTCCTTGTTTCAATAGAAATTACCCTTTGTTTCCTCGATCGAGCTAATTTTTTAACAGGCGGTTTCAAAGTATTATAAAGTTCATCCCATAACTTTGAAAGAATCTCGTTTCTTGTTCTAGACTGTTCTAAGTTAGAATAAGAAATTTCAGCATCTCGCCAGGAATGAAAATTCCACGCGCTATTTTCGAGACTCCCCTCTAATAAAATAATTGTAGCCATTAAAATCAAAACATCCTTATCCCCAGGTTCTATAACACCGTAAATAGATTCATCGTAAGTAAAACTAAGATAATTTGAATTCCTATAAGCATTAAAATTGGAATCTAATAAATATTTATAATTCCACCATTTAGTTAACTTATCAATACTAGCTACAAGTGCTGTCCTTATCCATGAATCTAAATAACGATATGAAGAAGGATTTAAATCCCCCACCCTTAATCGAACAAATGGTATTAAGTTGTCTAAATTAGTCGGCGAATCAATCGGCATCTTCTTTTACTTCAAATTCCTGTTTCTGAAGGTTTGCAATCATTTTTTTAACAAATTCAATATATCTTGGCGATTTGTTTGTGCTTTCACCGATAACAAGAAACCTTTCTAATGTTAACATTGAAGTAATTTTTTCCAGTTCTCTCTGAAAGGTGAGGAAACGTTCATCATAGAGTGCTTCAATTTCTTCATCTGTCTTTTCATTAGGCGATTTTTCAAACGAAAGCGGTTTTGTGTATTCCGTTAAAAATCCCTGGTCAAATAACGCTTTGTTTGCTCTTCTGAAGAAAGCATCTTCTAACTGACTCCAGATTTGAACAGTTCCCTCACCTTTTTTAGGATCACCTTCTAAAATTATTCCTTCCGAAGTACCATTAATTGAATTGAAAACAACAACATAAAGCTTACCTAAAATTGTTTTTTGATAAGATTTAACAGGATCATTGTGCGCCATTCTTTCCAAAATCTGTGTGTCAACCATTACTCCCTCCGGAGAAAAAAATAAAATGAGAAGGGGGGAGAAATATCCCCCCTTAAACTACGTAATGTTAATTACATAAATACCTTGAGCATTCCAAATCATCATACCAAATTGCTGGTAGATTTCCAAATACCACTGTGGAGGAGTCGGACGCGGATCAGTGTACTGTTTCGTCTTAACATCACCATACAAAATGAATTCACCAACCTTATCGCCAATAACAACAATCTTATTGTCAGGAATTTGAGGACGATAATCTTCAAAATTGTCAAATACTTGGTCAAGTACAACTAAGTTTGCACCATAGTATGAACCAAGCATACCCTCAGCCATGATTCTCTCAATCAATGTCGGGCTATAACCAACAGTTGAACTGTCTTTTGACCAGAAAGCAGCAAATTTCGTGATTGGCGACATAGCTGCCCGCGTACCTACTACAGCTTTAACACCTGAAGTTGTACGGTTAATTCTGTCAATCGCGTTTGTTAAAACAGCTTCAGTAACCGCTCCACTGACATTGGTAAAGTTGTGCGGAGTGTTTGAAGCATTCCATACAGAACTAAGAGATGTGAAGATTTTATTGTAATAATACATGCGAAGTTTATACATCATCTCTTCTCTGATAGAACCTAAGTCACCTAATTCGCCAGACTCAAGTTCCCATTCATTCGCAGTAACTTTTACATCCGCACCGTCCAGCACATAATTGACACGATCAGACACTGTGATCTCGCTGGCTAAATGAACCGAACCAGGAACTAATGTTCTAACTTCAATCCCTTTGCGAAGTTTCTTTACTAACGCATCACCTGGTTTCAAAACTCTAGTGTCAAGTAACAAATTTACAAAATCAACTGTTACCCGATTTGGTTCAACAAATTCAACAATTAATTCAGCTACAGCATCGCGGTTACCAGACTTCATCAACTCTGCAACAGCTTGTTTAATTTGTCTCTCTTCCATAATTAAAACTCCTTATTATAATAATCTAAACGTCAAGGAAAAGTCAGCGGAGTTAAATCTTACAACTTCAGCGACTAAATTAGAAGTATCATATTGAAGTTTACCTCTATCAGCACCAGTGAAAGCTACAGATAATCCAGCACCAGGATTTGTTAAGTTGGCAGAATAAACAAACGCACCGCTAGGAACAGTGAAAACACCATTACCGAAAGCAATTGCTAAAGAACCGCTTGGAACAGTCAATCCAGTCTGAACAGACGGTCTCGTAAGATACACAGTCGCTGAAAACGGCGCATTATCAGCTTGGTCAAAACCATGCCGAAGCGCAAAGTTCATTGAAGGTTCAGGGCGATAAAGCGGAGGATTCTCATTAGTTTGCGCAAAACCCAAAACTAATTTGGCTCTGGCAGCCTCAGCACTGCTGCTAGGAAGTTTAACTCCAGGTAGATCAGTTCTAGAACCAAAATCATAATTTTGAGAATGGGAAGTCATTAACACCATTCTCCCCTCAGGGATATTTTCAGTTGCAACAACACCAAAAGCTTCACCATCAAAAGCATTGATAATCATTTTCTACACTCCTTATTTAGAAATTTTCTTTAATGCTTGTGCTAAAAGTTTAATATCTTTATAATTGAAATCTTCTGAAAAATCATTGATATTCGGTAAACTAGACGTAGCTGCCCGTTTTACCTCAGATTTTTCACTAAAAGCAACAAGTTCTTGAATCATAAATTCAATGGCAGGGTCGGTTAAACCAAGAAACAATTCTCTGTTTTCTTCAAAATATGCATCTGATTTTTCCAACCCCCTCTCAGTAAACATTTGCTTAATTTGAGCAATTCTCGCTTCAGCTTGTTTTTCAGCTTCAACTTGATTTTTATACTCGCGCAAAGACAAAAGCTCTGCTTCAAGTTCATCGTTTTTTCTTTTAAGTTCATCAATAAACGCTTCTAAATTAGCAATTTTTTCTAATGCTTGTTCAAGTTCCATCTCAGATTTCTCCTCTTTGTTATAAGATTTTAATAACGCTCTAGCTTTACTTAAAAGTTTCTCTCGTAAATCATCAGTTAGCCAATCTTTTCCAGTGTTCTCTTGTGACAATCTCACGATTGCATTTCTCAAGTGTTCCAAATCAATTTTATTTTCTTTGTCCCTGTAAGGCAAATGTCTTAATCGTCTTGGAACAGTTTTTCCCTCTTCATCTTTTTCGCCCCCCGGCTCTATGTACAAAAAAGCCGAATCTGGTAAATCATTAATATACTCAACTGTCCATTTCTCAGATTCAGATTCGTTGACTGCAGCAATAGCTAAAAATTTTGTTCTATCACGATAAGCAGGATTCGCAACAATTGCGACACCTGTAAGAATAGTCCCATGTAAAATCTCTTCACCGCTATCTGCTATCGTAGAATTATGATAAGAAATTTCCCAAGATACCTGCGGAGGATTTCCTTCATCAATCATTTCCTTTAACAAATCAACATCTTCTGGACGTTCTTTCTTCCACAACGCTGCTAAAGCAATCAAAACATTTCTATCATCAATTACATCTTTTTTGATGTTCGTAATAACACCGATTGGCTTCTTTTCAGCCGAAGTGTGTCCATCAGAAATTTTACCAAAATCCATCTTAATCGGCGTAAAAATACCCGTTGAAATCAAGTTATCAAACTCATCAACCGGAACTTTTTGCTTATTAAGATTCACATCATCATCAGTTAAAACAAACTTCGCCCATTTAAAATAAGGATTCAAACCAATCGAAGCAATAGCTTCGTTAGTCAAAAATTCAAATCCTGACAAAAGAACTACATTCATAGTTTTTCTTGCCTCTTTTATATTATATATTTATTAAAAAATTATGGACTATTTTCATAATTTAGCTTCACTTTTTCATCAGAATAATCTAATCCAAGATAATCACATACAGTCTCCAGAGATACGCCACCCTCTTCTCTAAGCCTAAACAAATTTTGCATAAATGCGTTAAATTCATAAAAGCTAACTCTTCCAAACCGAACTTTAGGATTGCTAGTCAGATTGTTTAAGTCTCTAATACGTTGAACGATGTACTTAACAATCGGTAGTAAATCTTCTTGGAGCTTTTCCATTGTTTTAATTGGCGATTTTGTGGCTAGCTCGTGATTAGATGTTTGAGTTCTCATGGTCTCTCCAGTAGTTAAAATCCTGGGAAAACCGAGGGCAAAGAAAATATCATCATTAATCTCATCATACTTCGTAGGGCTCAGAATAGCACTAATATCTGGAAAAACCCACTCAATAGATACTGTATGATTTGTAAATAACTGGATAATTTTCTCAACATGTTTACCCAGCAAGTTCCCCTGTCGAAGTTGCATCCTAAGCTCATCAAATATCTCTTCCTCACCCTCCAATAAAGGAAACTCATCTGTACCAACTTTAACATGCTGGATTGCCTGGATTACTCTGCCCGCAATCGCATAATCCATCAGTCTCAAATTCCTTTTGTGCTTTAACGATTCAAGGGCAGGATATAAATATGGAATTGGGTACGGGGAATCCGATAAGAATATCCTTCTCACAATCAATTGATTATCAAGCGGAATTTCGACATTTCCCTTCTTAACTTGCTCAACAAAAGTGGGGAAAAATTGAACCAACCAGTTAAAACCTTTTTCATCTTTCGTACCATCTAAATAAACTCCACCACTTTTAATAAAGGATACTAATTCCTGCGGTACTCTTATCAAATACAACGGCTTATCTGCTCCAAAAAACGTTGTCTTTATTTTAATGTGCTCAGAATTTCGTACCCACATTGAAGTGGGAAGATAAATCTTGTTATACTTTTTAATACCGATACTCTTAATCTCCTCCTTGGAGATTGGTTCAAAAACAATCTCAGGAATAACCATCCCAGTTATTAAATACTCTAAAGCACACTCACGCAAAAATTTGTGAATTTCATTCAGCTTTGCCGTAAAAATTTTTGTCTCGTTTGGAGATAAGTCAGATACATCAATCTCAATCGGAGTAATCCCAATTTCAACTAACTTATTAATAACCGTACTTACAATCGGGTCAGTTTTATAAAAAAAGCGACACTCCCTAACAATATCCTCATAACTTTCATCTTTACTAGAAGAAAAATACGTTGTCTGATTACTCCAAACAAATCCATCATTAGGCTCATAGACAGCTGCGAACGCTTTTTTTGCTAATTTATTTTCCATAATTTATGCTCCACATGTTTAATTTTGGCGACGCTAATTTTTTCCTTTCCTTTTTATAAAAATGTAAATCTACATTGATATAATATCCTAAAATCGCACATAAAAGCGCCGAAGTAAAGTGATCCTCCCCAATCTTCCCCCCCCGTTCCGAAAGAGTTTTGTAAATAATATCTCCATTAGGAGTCTTTACATACGTCATCCTCTCCAATTCAGAAACGGTTTCTAAATCGGTAGATGAATAAACAATCTTATGCTGGTTAGAATAATCCTGTAAAATCGTCACTGCCAACGGTTTTGTTTTCATTTGTATTTCTTTGCCATCAAGATTAGTCCCCAAAATAATATTGCTGCCAAAAGATACAGGGAATATCCTCGTTTTGTAATTTTTATGCGTCAGGCTAAGGTCATTCTGAAGTTTTGAAACAACCGATTCTCCCACACCCCCACGATCAATTGCAATAAATTGAGGATTAAATTTCGAGTCTAGAACATCAATAATCTTCTCCTGTACAAAATAATTGACCTTAGTTAACTTTATTTTCCCATGAAATTTAATTCGATTTTGCTTGTCCAAATATAAAATAAAAATTGCCGTTGGCTCAGTATAACCAAGGTCAACCCCGAAGAAACATGGAGCATCTTTTAGCGGCAAGCTAGGGAAGATTGCTAACTTATCCGTAATAATCGCCAAATTGTCACCAACTTCAGTGCCGTCAATTGATAACTTAAATACAGGATACTCACTTATCTCAAGAAGGTCTCGATCAAATAAAGCGAAAACCGGGCGTCCCGGAAGCCCTAAAACATTGTGAACATAATCATCAGAATCCTCTCCACCAAACGTTTCTATAGCATTCTGTTTATCTTTCTCCGTAAACCTAGGATTATCAAAGGCAGATACGTGATGTTTAGAATAATCCTTATTTTCAAACTGACAGTGCCAATTAACATTTTTTTCTCTCAACCCGTTTGGCACACCAGATACTTTCAAACTATATCCTCGAATAAACGTTTTTAATGTCGGTTGTAGTTCTAAAAATGTTTTGAACGGATAAAAAGCCGACTCATCTAGAATTACTAATGGCGTATGAATTCCAACAACATTTACACCAGTGCCACTTGTACCAGCAATCCGACAATCCAAAGAAGAACCAACCTTCGTACTAATTACATAAGACTGTGCATTAATTCCCTTAGACGATTCAACAAAATGAGACAAAAATGAATTACCCCGCAATAAACGTACTAAATAATTAGTCCAAACAGGTCTCAAATGAACTCGATTGGGAACAGTATAAACAATATAATCCTCCGGAAAAACATTAAAAATTAAATACCAAAGTAAAAGCGCCGATAAAGCTGCAGTTTTCCCGACCGACCGACCACAAGAGATACTCACATAACTGTTAAAATCAAGCATGAACTGCTTTTGATACCAAGTAAGCTCATACTCATCATCAAATTCAGTTCTGTCTATGTTATTTATAAATTCAAAAAATAAAACGGGATTCCTAAGTATCTCGAAAAGAATTAAATCTTCTTGGGAGACTCGCTCAACGATTGCCATACCGAGTTCCAGAATTTATTAATAATATTTTTCCACTCAAATTGTTTTAAAATCTGCGCATCAAAATCTATTTTTTCATTATCTATAAGTATATTATAGATATTTTTACTTAAATTGGACGATTCTACATCAACTTTAATGGCAATCCCGTCATACCAACTATATGTATCAAGTGTTGGGACAACCCCCACAGCACCACTAGCTATCCCCTCTATAACAGCTACCTCAAATCCCTCAACTCTCCGCAAACCGAATACATATTTTACAGCAGTTCCCAACAGGTCTGCATAAGTAACCTCAGGCAAATATTCAAGATAAACATAATTAGAACCAAGATTAAAATTCTCTCCAGTGTGAAATAAAGTATAACCAGCTTTAGCGCACGCCTCGTAAATTTCACCAATACACTCATCATTTAAAATATGCCC